AATGGGTATCACACTCCGAGAGCACGGAGGCGAGCCATGGATAGGGCCTTGAAGGAACTAACGAAGCAGAGCAATAAGGAGCGCGGTGATTCGTTAGGTAGTCATGACGACTAAAGAACCCATCCACATGTGCGACGTAGTCTTGTACGACAGCAAGGCGAAACGTCACTACCGTCTCTTCGATGCCGTATTAGTAGGCAACGACAAGAGGCTTATCTGGAGGAACAATTACTTCAGGGATAAGATTATCAGGGACGTCTTCAAGACGAAGACCCGTATCCAGAAACAGCGGGACAACCTCCACCTTATGTGCGAGTCCATCGAGTTCAAGAAGTTCATCAACTATTCGGACGCAAAATGGGGTTGCACCAAATGAGTATATTTGCTGTATGCTCGTTTCAAAGATTTCACAGAAAGGGAAGCCTAAGACAGGAGCTCGCAAGAGCGCAGCGGTGAGTGATGACGCGAAGGCTATGGCAGCAGAGGTTAAAGACTACCTCATGAAAGCTGTACCCGATGCACAGATTAGTGAAGACTTCCTGGTTAAGGTAGCTTCTACTTACGGTCTCTCAAACCGCAACCCCCAGATTCTGGACGCGGCAGTCAAACAGCTGAGGAAATGAAGACCGCTAAGAAGTCCGAACGCCCCAAGCTCAAAGTTTCATCTAAGAAGGTCTCTGTCCCTCCCCCTGATGGATACCACTGGATGGAGGAGCAGGGGCGTTTTTACCTTATGAAGGGCGACTACAAACCACATCCTGGCGCTGTAAAGGAAGCTGGGTTCAAGCTTGTCGACCATGCCAAATAAGAAAAAGGGTAGAGTCAACTATCTACTCACTCAACTCAAGGGTTCTAAGGACGGAACAATCGGTGGCACACCTGTAGATAAGGCTGCCCACTTATCTTATATGGATACGACTCTAAAGGATATGATTCCAGATGTCCAAGAACGAGGTGATGTCCAGTCAATGCTCGCTGGAAGAAGACTGCGCGGTGAGTCTGCAAAGGAGCAGGCAGATGCCATAGAGAAGATGAGTGATAGGGAGATGGAATTTGGGAAGGGTGGCAAGATAAAGTTCAACAAGAAGTATACCGCTGGTTCTAAGAATGCAGAGAGGCGTAAGAAGCTCATGGCTCAGATTGCGGAAATCTACAAGAAGTACCGTGGCACCAAGGCCAAGCGGAAGAAGAAAGGATTCCCGCCCGCCGTCGAAGCTAGACTCAAGAAGCTGATGGCAGAAAGAGATAGGCTATGATGATTCTCAAGAAAGGCGGGAAGGTTAAGAAGTCCAAGAAGTCCAAGAAGAAAGGAAAGGGCAAGGGCTACAACAGCCTAACCGCAGCTCAGAAGGAGGTGTACCGTCGCGGGCTCGCGGCATACATGAGTTCTGGCAACAGACCAAAGACGTCACAACACGCATGGGCGATGGCCCGTGTCAAGTCTGCCTTCGGAAAGCGCGAAGCCGCTAAAATTGCAGCCAAAAAGAAAAAGAAGAAGTAAGTTATCTTTGAGCCATGCACAGCAAAAAACGATACCACTATAAAGGCGGAGGAAAGATGCCTTCCTGGTTGCTTGACAAGTTCAAGAAGATGGCCGACCGAAAGGCTCAGCGAGAGATGGGTGATGGAGGGAAGGTTTACTACGTCACTGGCGGTAAGATGGGTGAAGGTGACCCCATCCCAGGTGGGTTGTCTTTTATTGAAGAGGCCAACCGTAGGGCTGAAGAAGCCCGCCGTGCGGACAGAAGAGATGCTAGAGCCGATGGCTTTAGAATTGAAGGAGATGAGGATGGTTCTATCATGGGTGTGACTCTTGGGTCTGAAACAACGAATCGTCTTGGCGGTGTTGCTCCAGAAGAGGCCACCATGTTCTTGAGAAAAGGAAAGCCCCAGGAGCCTGTGATTGAAAATCGAGAGAAAGAGGAAGGCCCCAAAGTCCCTCCACCCCCAAAACCCCCACTGAAGAAACCTCCAACTAAAACTCCTGAGGTAGATTATAGCACCCCTGGCGGTGTTCAATCAGTTCCTAACTTTAAGAAAGGTATCCAGGAGTCTGGTTTCAGAGGTCAAGGAACTACAGGTGATTTGGATGGGGCGAGATTCGAGCTTGTCGATGACAAAGGCATGTTGCTTGAGCGAGGAAGGACAAAGATGGAAGACCTTCCTGACTACATCACTCAAGACCCTACCTTCAAAAAACTCGTGGAGGAAGCTAACAGCACAAAGTACCGTCAGGATATTGGAAGAGCTGAAGGCCGATTTAGAAATCCAGGAGGACAGGCTGCTCAAGACTTGGCTGATATCATGAACGGTGTAATTACTCTTGAAGAGTACAAGAAGAGAAAAAACATCGAGTCAGCCTCTTTCGGATTCGGAGGCAAAGTCCCAGGCTTCGGAGTAAAGAAGAAGTCTAGGTCGTGAGCAACGCAAGTTGGACAATGGGGTTTCTAGCACTACTCGCTTTATATGGTAGTGTATTGTCCCCAGATAGCACTGGACATTATCTAGACTATAATGGCGATGGTGTTATCGACTTACACGATTTGCTTGACCACCTTACCTATAAGCCTCAGATGACTGGGGTTACGGTCTGGCAGGACAGTTAAACCCTGGGTCGTTGAATGGAAGTGGTCGGTTCAGAGCCACAACAGTACCAATGTCTGCACCCTTACGGAGGATAAGGCGGTTGTTCTTCTTTGCTTCAGTGTCAACGAATGGGGTCAACACTCCAACGAGCAGCGCGAGGCGGATAAGGAAATTTTTCATGGTATTGAATTGATTAGATTTGTTTCGTGTTTCTGTCTCTATAACGACGCAGGATTCTGGATATTGTGTAAACGAACGTTAAAATGGTTCCGAAGAAAAAACCCAAGTCAGATAAGAGTAGGTACTACTTCTTTGGTTCTTACCCAGAGCAAGCAAAAGCACCAGAGGGTTATCAATATACGGAAGGACTCGATATGGTCCCAGAAGGATGGAGCGAATATCACTCTGAGTCAAATGATACTATCGACCTTGAGAGGATGATTGACCGACAAATGGGAGTCGAGTCATCGTACCTCCCAGGCCGCACTTCTAGTGCGGGGGCCAGGGGCCTCGGTCAATTCACAGACATCGCAGAGAAAGAGGTCGTCCGTCTCGGAATCATGGACGAGGGATGGAATCCCAACGACCCAGTGCAGGCTAGGGAAGCTATGTCTGGATATATGGAGAACCTGTACGATAGGGAGTTCATTCATTCAGACAAGAGTGACCCCAAGGTTGCTTACGCTAAAGCTGCTTTCGCCTATAATGCTGGGGAGGGAACAGCGAGGAAAGAACTGACCAGGCTTAGAGAGGAGGGCTATGATATCTACAACAGCCTGGATTGGATTAACGCCACCAACACCGAGAGCCGAGAGTACATCGAAAGGCTCTATGGCTTGGACACACCTAAGGGAAGGAAGTTCGAGGAGGACTGGCCCATCATGGACCGTCGACGCCAGCAGATTTTCGGGGAGCAATCTTAATCGTCTCCTCTCCCTCTAGTTTCCTGTAGAACCGCTGTACCAGTAACCTGGCCTTCTGGGTTATCTGGTATCTGGCCCTGTAGTTATTCCTGTCGTACTTGAGGAACGCGAGCTGTTCCATGGTTGCGTTCTCCAGGTCTGTCTTGTCGTATATCTTCTCGACGTATCCCTTCTTGATTAGGGACAGCAGGACTCTCTCGTAGAACTTGGCGAAGTTTTGATGCAGCGCTTCGGCGATGTGCTTGCGAGTAAAGAACTCGTAGTCGTACATGAATAGTAGGGACTCCAGCTCATTCTCGCTTACGTCGTGGTTCGTACAGATGTCTCGCTTTGCGAGCTTGTAGTACTTGAGGTAGTTGTTGTTGACGTACCTCTGGTTCAGCATCGAGAACTCACGGAACTTGCGTCCTTTATGCGTTCTGCTCATTGAAGTATATTTGTGAGGTAAAATTAAGGATATGGCTACTCTTACTGGAGGACAGATAAAAGACACATACACGGGGCTTATCAAGACCACAGACAACGCTGGCATTACAGGGAGTCTTAAAAGAATCACTGATGGCGCTGGTGCATCAACGGGGATTCAACTTTCTAGTGCGAAGCTCCGTGCGGATGCTCTAGAGATAAATACGGTTGTCGAAAACAATTCTAGAACGAAGCTTCTTAACTGGGATGCTTCCGATGGGGTTGTTGGTTTCTACTCTTTCTCTACAGCCGACCCTGCTGTATCTGCGTCTATTAGTAGTGATGATGTAACCATCACCACAGGCACCAACGCAGCGAACAATTTTACTCTGGTTAGCGGGACCAATGTTACCATGTCCCTGACAGGCACCGATGTGACAATCTCAGCTACTGGTGGTCTGGACGATTTGTTTGCAAGAAACCTTGGTCAGGGTGTTGATGCTTCCTACACAGTCGCTACTTCTGAGGCTGGTCAGACATTTACGCTTGGCGCAAGCTCTGGAACGACAACGACTATTACCCTTCCAGATGCTGCAGATGGATTGTCTTTTGAGTTCAAGGTTATTAGTGAGGGCACCTACTTTATTGATTGTGCTTCAGGAGATGGGTTCAAGGGAGCTATCGCTCTGACTAACAATGGAGTTAGAGGTTCCCTTTCGGATGGAAGCGATACAAAACTTCCATATACAATGTTTCAGGTTGCTGCAGTAGGCGATAACAGAATCAACATCAATGGATTGGTGACATCAGGAAATCACATTGGTGGATACATTAGAGTTGTTGCTACGAGCTCAAGTGTTTGGCAAGTTGAGGGTCACCTCTTTAATGAGATTGATTACGCCTTCTATGCTACTGTAAACGGTATGCCATCCACGACCCCAGACATCCTTACTACTCAACCTTAATTCGTAACTTAGGGCATGGACGATATTTTGAAGAAGACCATGTTCGAGGAGATTGATGAAGCCTTCGAGCAGATTGAGCAGATTGTATCCAAGTACAACGTGTCTGGAAACATCGTCTACATGGGATGCGTCGGCCTCATGGAGGAGGAATCCGAGGATGTCCACGAGTGGCAGGTGAAGTACACATGGAATGTAAAAGACAAAGACGAGTTGCAGGAGGTACTGCAGTTGCAGGCTGAAGCCTATATCCAGGCTGAGCCCGACGACCCCCTCGACTTTCTTTTTATGAACTGATATGATTATTAGAAAGATTGTCGTTGGGCCAAACCCCAAGGACGCAATGGCCTACTTCGTAGGCATGAAGGCTGGTCACGGAAAAGTCTCTGCTATTGTGGAGGACGAGCGAGCCGCGTTTAAGTACAGCATCCGCAGGTACAACGTATTCATTGAAGACGAGGATTCTACCTATATTTGGAAAACGGTTGAGAATCAACCAGTCTTAATTGAGTACGATTGTAACTTTAGATGAAGTCATTGAACCACTTCATCGTTAAGGTGGAGAAACGCTTTAACGATACCCTTGATGTAAACGGACAAGAAATCTTTCTCGATTCCAAGTGGAACGAGTTTGACCACCGCATCTGCTATGGAGAGATTACCTCCGCCCCTATTCGTCACAACACAGGAGCGAAAGAGGGGGATATCCTTTTCTTTCATCACCACGTAACCACGACGGAACACTTTAAGGTTGATGAGGATTTGTACCTCTCTACCTACCAGGAGTACCGTCCGCATTCTATTGCCTACAGGCGAAAGGAGGATGGTGAGATTGTGATGCTTGGGGACTGGCTCTTTGTAGAGCCTGCCGAGGTCGAGAAGGTTGACCAGGTCACCGATAGTGGTATTGTCACCGAGCTTGGCATCAACGTCAAGGACCGAGACGTAGCTACGGTAGTTGCACCTACTGAGTATCTAAAGGTACAGGGCGTTAAGGCTGGTGACAGAGTTGGCTTCAGCAAAGACGCTGACTACAAGATGAAGCTCGACGACGGAAGCATCGTTTTCAGAATGACTGAAGACCATTTGCTGTATGTCGAAGAGAGCTAAGTTCACAACCATCGAAGCTTCTTCGAGGCTGATGGAGAGTATGGCTATCGCCATCGACAACATGATTGAGGAAATCAAGAAGCCCGTTGACCCTGAGGTCAATGGTAGCGCACGTAAGGCGGAGCTTCAATCCATCAAGCAGACTGCTGTCGATTGCAAGGAGCTGATTGTAGAACGGCAAAGACTGGAGCAGATGGTCAAGGACTTGAGACAGAACGGGGAGATTGAGTCTGACCGAGATTACTCTGGAGGCTTTGCGGAAAGGTTCAGTAAATAATGCCGCTGGTATACAGAGACGATGAAGAGGCTCTTATCTCAATTTGTCCCAACGGTACGGAGGGAGAAGTTTACGAACTTGCGGGGCTACGCATTCTTCTTCCCGCTCAGCCCCCCGAGAGCGAAATACAGGGATATCAAGAGGCAGACGATTTGCACGTGTGGCAAAGGCGGGCTATGCCTGCAGAACTGCTTCGCATTAAGTCTATGGATGAGTGGGGGGAGATGCCCCGAGAGTTTAGAGAAAAGTTTCGTCCATATATCGAAGAGGAGTTTCGCCGTAGGCGTGAAGGCTTTTGGTTTTTCAATAAAGGTATTCCTACATATATTACGGGGCGTCACTACATGATGCTTCAGTGGACGAAGCTCGACATCGGTTACCCCGACTACCTGGCTTTCCAACGAGACATCTTCTTACACATGGCAGCATGTGAGGCTGACCCAAGATGCATGGGGCAGCTCTACACCAAATGCCGTCGTAGTGGCTACACAAATATCTGTTCGTCGGTCCTCTTGGATGAGGCCACGCAGATTAAGGACAAGCTCCTGGGTATCCAGTCGAAGACAGGTAAGGACGCGCAGGAGAATATATTCATGAAGAAGGTCGTGCAGATGTTTCGGCATTACCCCTTCTTCTTCAAACCCATTCAGGATGGTACCACTAACCCACGCATGGAGCTGGCTTTTCGCGAGCCGAGTAAGAGAATCACGAAGAACAATAAGACTGCGACGAAGGGCGAGGCTCTTAATACGGTAATCAACTGGAAGAACACGACCAACAACGCATACGATGGTGAGAAGCTTCACATGCTCTACCTTGATGAGGCAGGCAAGTGGGAGAAGCCAACGGATATACGTGAGGCTTGGCGCATTGAGCGAACGTGCCTTATTGTTGGGCGGAAGATTATTGGAAAGGCTTTGGTGGGTTCTACTGTAAACCCAATGGACAAAGGTGGAAACCAATTCAAACAACTCTGGGAAGATTCTGATGTGGCGAAGAGAAACGCCAATGGGAGAACAGTGTCTGGTCTATACAGAATCTTTATCCCTGCTTACGACGCACTGGAGGGGTTTTTTGATAAGCATGGAAATCCTATCGTAGATACCGACAAGCCCGTTGAGGCTATGGACGGAGAGCTTATGCAGTTCGGCTCCAGGAAGTTCTTGAAGAACGAACGCGATGCTTTGAAGCATGATGCCCGAGAACTGAACGAGTTCATCCGACAGTTTCCATTCACCACCGACGAAGCCTTCAGGGATTCTGTCGAGGGAAGCCTGTTCAACATTGGTAAGATTTACGAGCAGATTGAATACAACGAGACCATGTTTCCTAACCCAGTCGTCCGTGGCAACTTTGTTTGGAAGGGTGGTGTTCAGGATAGCACCGTCTTGTTTCACCCAGACTCTCAGGGAAGGTGGTATGTATCATGGATGCCTGAGGTTCAGAACAGGAGCAAAATCCTAGAAGAGCGTGGCAAGAAGGTTCCGCCCAACTCTAACGTAGGTTGTGGTGGTGTTGACTCGTATGATATTGACGCTACTGTTGATTCCAGCAGGGGGTCAAAGGGTGCGTGCCACATCTACAACAAGTTCAATCTAGACGGCGCGAGCAACATGTTTGTTGCGGAGTATGCCAGCCGTCCACCCCTTGCCAAAATTTTCTATGAGGATGTTCTGATGGCTGCCGTGTTTTACGGTTACCCTCTGCTCATTGAGAATAACAAGTATGGAATCGTAAGGTACTTTGAATCAAGGGGTTATGACGGCTACGTCATGGACCGCCCCGACCACTTGAGGAACAACTCCTCTTCGTCTAATGTCAAGACCAAGGGTATCCCGTCGAACTCCCAGGATGTGATTCATGCTCACGCCCAAGCCATCGAGGACTACATCCACAACCACGTTGGTTACAGCGAGGATGGTAAGATGGGGAACATGTACTTCAACAGAACACTGGAGGACTGGGTTGGATTTAAGATTGACAACCGAACCAAGTTTGACTTGACTATTAGCGCGGGCTTGGCACTCCTTGCTGCACAGAAAGTAAAGAAGAAACAGAAGAAATCTAACTTCGACGAGAAGGTGTTCTTCCGCCGCTATAGCCTGAAATAATTAGTCATTCTGAGTATTGCTATATTTGCGATAGCCCAAATAGCAACCGATGACGTCAGGCAAAAAAAAATACGGTAAGTTTCCCAATCCGATGGCTTCTCCTATGGAGAAACTTTCTCAGGAATACGGGATGCAATACGCCAAGGCGATTGAGGGGCAGTGGGGTAGTATGGATGACGCCAGCTCTGTTGTTGGTGGAAGACAAAGAGACTTTGAGCGTAACCGTGACTATGCCAATGGCACTCAGGACACATCTGTTTACAAGCAAATTCTCAGCTCCCTCGACCCCAACAATGGCGATGGTACACTTCTAAACTTGGACTGGAGTCCAGTTCCAATCATCCCGAAGTTTGTTAAGGTGGTTGTGAACAAGGTGCTGTCGAGAAAACCGTATCCGTCTGTCGAAGCTATTGACCCTATCTCAAAAACTGAGAAGGATGAGGAGCGGGCTAGAACACTTTTTGCTGTAAAGAATAAGGCAGAGTTTGCTAGAGCTAAGTCTCTCGGAGCAAAGGTTGACGTCGATATTGACAGTCTACCTGAGACAACGGAGGAGGCGGAGCTCTTCATGGAGCACAACATGAAGACCAATGCAGAGATTGCTGCTCAGATGGGTGCGGCTCTGACTTTGGACTGGAGTGAGTTCGATGACACCACCTACCGTCGATGTGTGGAAGATTTGGTGGTTTGTGGTATGGGTGTGGCTAAGCGCCGCAACGACCCCAACTACGGAATCACCCTTGAGTACGTTGACCCTTCTCGTTTCGTTCACAGCTATACGGAAGACCCGAACATGTCGGACTTGGTGTACGGCGGGCACATCAAGAGAATCAGCATTCAAGAATTGAAGCGCTTGGCTGGTGGTCAATTCTCTGAGGAGGAGTACGAGAAGATTGCGTCTTCTGCTCGAAACAAGTCTTACAACGATACATCTAAGTTCTCGACCAGCAGCTACGACAAGGTGTCTGGTTCCATGAAGTATGGTTACGACGACTACCTCGTTGAGGTGTTGGACTTTGAGTTCAAGTCTGTCGATTGCGTATACTACGAAAGCAAGGAGTCTCGCTTCGGCAACATCGGATTCTATTTCAAAGGAGGAGACTACAGGCCTCCCGCAGAGTCTGTCTACAATAGGCAGCCCATTAAGATGGAGCGAGAAACCATTTACGGTGGCAGCTATGTCTTGGGCGTGGGCAAGCTGTTTAACTACGGCCCTCTCTCTAACATCCCACGGAACGTTCACGACCTGACCAAAGCCAAGTTGTCTTACAGTGTTGCTTGCACTAATCTGCGTCGCATGCGTCCCAAGTCGATGGTGGGCTCTATCATTGGGTTCGCTGACCAGCTTCAGCTGACACACTTGAAGATTCAGCAGGCGGTTGCCAAGGCTAAGCCTGACGGCATCATCGTGGACATCGAGGGGTTGGAGAATGTTCAGCTCGGTAGAGGTGGTGAGTTGCAGCCACTTCAGATTCAAGACATCTACGAGCAGACTGGTGTGTTCTACTACAGGAGCAAGAACCCTGACGGTAGCTTCCAGAACCCACCTATCCGCCCCCTCGACAACACTATCAGAAACATCCAGCAGTACGTTCAGTTGTACAACCACTACCTCACTATGATTCGTGATGCGAGTGGGGTGAACGAGGTTATGGATGCGAGCACGCCTAAGGGTGACGCTCTGGTTGGCGTTCGTCAGCAGGCTATGGCTGCGGGTAATAACGCCCTCTACGATATCACAAATGCCTCTATGCTTTTGTACAAGAGGGTTTGTCAGGACATCGTGAAGTGCTTGCAGATTGTACCACCTGACTCTGTTCTATTCAGAGTTTACGAGAAGGCGATTGGGAAGCACGGCATGGAGATTCTCGCCTCGTTTGAAGACCTGCCGATGTACAACTTCGGTGTGATGGTCATCAAGGAGATGAGTGAGGAGGACAGGATTTACCTGGAGCAGAACATCCAGCAGTCTCTTGCACAGAGAGAGATTGACTTGGAGGACGCCCTCGCCATCCGCAATGTGAAGGATATCGAGCAGGCCGAGCGGTTGCTGGTTATCCGTCGCAAGAGAAGGCTGAAGAAGACTCAGCAAATGCAGCAGCAGAATATGCAGATGCAGCAGCAGATGAACATGCAGGCTCAACAGGCGGCAGCTCAGATGAAGCAGCAGCAGATGCAGATGGAAGCTCAGATTGAAGCTCAGAAGATTCAGATGAAGGGTCAGACTGAGATTGCTGTTGGGCAGGCCCTGCACCAGCTCAGAAAGGAAATCGAAATGATTCGCGCTCAGGCGACCGTGGGTATGCGTTCTACAGAACAAGAGTTCAGAGAAAAGATTGACATCCTCAAGGAGGACAGGAAGGACGCCAGAGTTGACAAGGCAGCCTCAGCTCAGTCTAAGCTCATTGCTCAGCGCAAGGGCGAACGCCCAGTGATGGAGGATACCCCCGACGCTCAAGACGATATCATCTCTCAAATTTTGAACAATGGCTAACTCGATAAATCTAGATACAGCAGAAAGGCTTGACATCACATGTCGCAGGGGTGATAGCTTCGCGTTAGACCTTGACGTTACAGACTCTAGTGGCACGGCTTTGAATATGAGTGGTTACAACTTTATCATGGAGGTTAGGACTGCAGATACGATTAACACTACAGACCTTACCAACTCAGCAATCATCTTGAGCACTGAGGATTCTAGTAACTCGAATAACAAGCAGATTACTCATACGACAGACAGTGATGACTTGACTGCTGGAGATGTTGTGTTTAGCGTTACTGCTGCTAACATGAAAGTTGTTACTGGTGGCGCATACGTGTATGACATTCAGGCCGTCGATGGTACGGGTAAGGTTACAACTTGGTTGTACGGGGCATTCATTGTGAATGAGGATGTCAGTGTCTGATGAATGTCTCCATATCTGTAAATAAGGACAACACTGTAAGTGTTAACCCGACTACGGCGGTTAACACCGTTTCTGTATCTACAAAGTCACAATCCGTTACGGTTGCTGAGGGGTCTCAGCTTACGGCATCGGTGTCTGCGAAGGGAGCTACTCCGCTCTCTGTCGTGCAGCCATCTACGGTCACTGCTATTAAGGCGGTGCAGCCAAAGAACAACATCACGGTTAGTGGACTAATCTTCGGCGGCGGAGGCGGGGCCGCTGGAGGTAGAGACCTCAACGAAGACGGTAGCATCACCCAGGTGATTGAGGACACATCTCCTCAGCTGGGCAATAACCTGGATGTCAACGGATTCACTATTACCAGTGCCAGCGGGCTTCCAGTTGTTATCGACCCCAACGGAAACGGTGATGTTCTGTTTAGGTCTAACAGCACAGACTTCGTTGCATTCAAGGGAGCGAACCAGAGGGTTGGTATTGGCACCACAACACCTGACACTAAGTTCCAGGTAGAGTACAACGGTGGTCACACCTCTGGTACTGTTGGTGTAGCCAATGCAGCCATCGACTTGTACAACCCTCTTGAGCAAGACATTGACGAGAAGGGTTCTATCATCACGTTCTCTGACAACTACGAGGACCAGAACGGATTCCACAGAACTACTCGTGCTGCAATCAAGGGTGGTACTGACGTCGCGGGCAACACGGCTAATGGATTCCTTGCCTTCTACACAGACTCGACTAACGCAAACAGCGCTGAAGAGCGCATGCGTATTGACAAGGATGGAAAGGTTGGTATTGGCACGACGTCTCCATTTAGAGAACTCGACGTAACTGGAAGAGTTAGAGCCATGGCGGAGTGGGGTAGTGTCGGTGCTCAGTTCAGAGCTGAAGACCCCAACACCAATGTGGTGATGGAGATGGGTGTGTCTAGCACGACATCTTACTTCAAGAGAAACCAGACTGACGGTCAGTTCAGATTCCGCAACTCAGCGAACTACGACCTCCTCGCCATTGACATGGGCACTAAGAGGGTTGGCATTAAAACCACCGCTCCAGAAAGAGCCTTCCACGTCTACGACAACGTAATGCGTTACGGCACGGGCAACTCTCCAAGAGTGTTGTTCGAGACTGACGGCGACACAAAGGTCATTCAGTTCAAGAGGACCAGTGGGGCTTGGGGCGGGTTGGAAGCAAGCGGAATCAACATCGGTTCTTTTGTGTCTGATGTCTACCCCACGTATGGTAAGATTCTGGTTGGTGATTACAACTTCAGGGTTGACGGAACTAACGGCACCCACCTGTTTATCACAGAGGATACTGGGAACGTCGGCATCGGAACCACTTCTCCATCTACTAAGCTTCATGTAGACGGTGCATTTAAGCAAGAGGGGGATACCTACAATCTGACCATCAATCATGGTCACAACATTGTTGGAAGTAACCACTTGTTCCTTCTTGGTCAATCAAGCTAC